TTCGAGGTCGCGCATCTTCAGGAGGTGGGAGGTGACGGGCATGGCCCGCGAGTACTCCCGGTGCAGGCGCTCCAAGGCGTCGCGGTCGGTGGATACTTTCTTCTCGCCCTTCTTGGAGACGATAACCTGGGGGAGGAAGAGGCGGGTATAGAGGAGATCTTGTAGCTGCAGGTAGCTGCGGGGGTTGAAGGTCTTGCCCCACACCCCGGTGCAGAGGGCGTCGAAGTTCTGCTCGATGCGATCAAGGCGACCCTGGAGGTGAGCCACCATGCCGTCGCGCTTCTCGGTGTCGACGAGGATGCCCCGCTCCATCATTTCGAGGACGAGGGGAAGGAGGGAGCGCTCGAACTCGTAGGTGGGGGAGTGAGGCAGGGCGGCATCGACCTCCATGGTCATTAGGCCGTCGAGCCCGTTATAGACCATCTGCTGGAGGGCAAGGTCCATTGAGGGCAGGTTGTCCGTCTCGATGATACGCAAGGTCGAACTCCAATGCGTGTGAGAGTTGGATGAGGAGGGCGAGGGCGTGGCTGCGCGCAAGGGGAATGCGGGTGAGGTTGCCGTCCACCACCACGTTGGCCGTGATGCCCTCCGAGGTGAAGGTGACGAAGAGGAGGGACGGCGGTTTGTACTCAATCATAGATGATCTTGCGGTTGATGGTGCGGCCCTCGTCCATCATGCGCTGGACGGCGCGGCGGAAGTAGTCGTAGTCGATTCCCAAGATGGCGCACATCCCCTTTAGCTCGGTGGGCTTGGAGGAGAAGATGATGTCGCGGGCCGACTTGCGATCCCGGGGCTTGGCATTGGGGTTGGTGGCGTCGTCCACAGCCTGCACGATGACGGCCAGCAACAGTTTCTTCTCGGGGGTGAGGGTCCGGTCGGTATCTTCGTGGGCAAGGTTGTATGCGAAGGAATCGAAGTCTGGATGGAGGAGGGAGTTGACGCGCTGCTTACTCATCCTTCTTGTTCCTGTCCTTTACCTTTCCGACGCGCATCAGCTTCCATGATTTCTCGTTGCAGTAGATGCTGCCCAGGAACCCGAGGGACTTGAGCCACTCGATCTCGTTGGAGTGGGACTTCAGCATCGTATCCTCTACGGGATATCGGATCTTCATACCCATCTCGATGAGATAAGTCAAGTCATACACGGCGTTGTGCGCCACTTTGCGCAGGGGGGAAGCCATCAGCTTCTGGACCCGCAGCCACATGGCCACTTCGGTTTCGAGATCCCAGAAGGATTCGGGGAACCAGATGGGCAGGACGTACACCTTGGTGGGCGAGGGGGCAAAGCAGATCATGGTGATCTGGCCCCGCGAGGTCTCGATGTCGAAGGCGAACTGCCCCTCCTTGAAGATGTCGGCCACGGCTGCATCCATGTCGGCCACGCTCTCCACGATGTGGATGCGGCGGCGGGGAAAGGTGCTGCGGGGCTTGAGGGATTCCTGCCACGCCTTGCGCATGTCCATGGCCACCACGGGCAGGAGGCCCTGCTGCTTGACGATGGCGCGGGGGTTGTGCGTGGGGATGACGCGGATGCCGTTGTCGTAGTAGAGGATGTTGCCCCGGTGGTCCGAGAGGTTCTCCCCCGTCAGGCACCACAAGGAGAAGTCACCCATGGCGAGGATGAGGTTGTGGCCCTTGGCCACCTCGCGCGCCTTCTGGTAGTGGGGGAGATACTTGCCCTTGAGGATGCCGACTTTGTGGCGCGGGTTGCCGGCGTCATCCAGGGGGCAATCCTTCTTCTTGTGGAAGAAGTTGTTGGGATTGCCGTAGGGGGCAAGGTCGGGGAAGACTGTATGGATTTGGTGGGGGCCGAGGTCGGCATAGCGCGCGGCCATCTCGAAGAGGGCGGCGGGGTACCCGGAGAGGGGCTTGCCCTCCTTGAGATCCTGGATGCTGGGATAGTCGAGGAGGACAAGCATGGTATCTCCGGGGAATTAAGGTGGCGGTGGGCAGTACCCCCTAACGCGAAGCTACGGTGTAAAGTACTGCCTTGCTGCTCTTGGACGCCGCCACTCGCCCTCAACTACACACCGCAGCTATGGTGGGAGAGGGGTGGTGGTGGAGACAGGTACATCGCGGCACTGAGGTGCAGGGATGCGTGTGTCTCCTTGAGGGCGCCACCACACGCCCTTCGGGGTAGCCTCAGGTACCCCGATTACGCCGCCGCGAAGTCCACGACGTTGGTGTAGTCCTTGCCGTTGGACCCCTTGGTGGTGGCGTACACGATGACGGCTTCGAGGCCCACCATGTTCTCGAACTGCTCCTTCCACGCCACGCCGTCAGCGAGGGACGGATAGAGCTTCTTGAGGTTGCGCTTGGTGTACTTCTTGGCGGCGGGGGTGAAGTACATGCGGCCAGTGCGCAGCGGGCGGTTGAGTTCCACGCCGGTCATGTCCTGGCCGGAGAGGGCATCGCGCACCTTGAATTCGAGGACGACATAGGGCTTGTCCTCGGCGGCGTCGAGCTGGTAGCCCGAGACGTAGGCCAGGTACTTGCCCGGCGGGATGTCGCGGATGTCCTCGATGTCGCCGGGGGTCGTGTTCCAAAAGTCCATTTTCGATTCTCCTTTACGATTCGATCTGCTTGAAGATGGCACCCAGATCGAATGGTGCCTCTGCCTGCACCCGGTGGGGTGCGCTGCATTTCAGGTAACCCATATCACGAGTGGTCTGCGTGTGCAAGACCGGCTTTCCATCCTTTCGCGAAGCGAGCCACACGTTGTTCATGTAGCGCGCGACGACGTTGGGAAGCTGCTGCCCCAAGAAGGAGGGGAAGGCGCGCATGAGACCGCCGGTCTTCTTGTTCTCGATGAGGCGGATGTGGGCGATGAGGATGAGGTGGAAGTTGTAGCGGTCGCTGGTGAGGCGCGCAACCTGGTTCTCGAAGCGCTTGTTCATCACGCCCCACATCGATTGGTCGAAGCCCGCCTTGTCGTCGGAGATGCCGTTCTCCTTGAGGACCTGCGACATGCAGGTGTCGTTCCAGAAGGTGGCGCTGTCGACGACGAGCACGGTGTTGCTATCCCACGTGGTGAGATCACCGAGGTCCTCCTCAGGAAGCTTCCACTGGGTGGTAAGGGCAATGGACTTCTTCCACGAGTCGGGGTCCTTGGCGGGGATGCTGTAGTAGGAGACGTTGCTACCCTTGCCCTCCTGCAGGTAGGCGTTGAGGATGGCGAGGTTGTTGTCGAGGTCGAGGATGCGGACCTTGTAGTCCTTGTTGGCCAAGGTGGCCATGAGTCCGGTCTTCCCTGCCCCGGGGTCACCGAGGAGGAGAAGCTTCACTCGCTTCTGGTTTGGGTGGTTGAGGAAGGATGGCATTTCTGGCTCCAATCTATTTCATAATCGTAGGCCCAAGAGGACGACCCATCCGGGAGGATGATGTCGTAGATGCTACCTAGCAGGTCATAGCCGTGGGGGTCAACAACTTTTATGAGGGTGCCGGCGGGGTGCGGGCCAAGGGGGGTCTTCAGTTTGTAATCTGCTGCCATAGCCACACACCAGCGAGGACGGGGAGGACGAGGGAAGCGCCGAGGGAGACGACGATGAAGATGGCCGCCGCCCACGGGACGAGTTCGTCAATAGCTACATACCACGCCCGCCTCGTGAAAGAGGTCACGTGAGAGAAAAGCTTCCGCGCCCCATCGCGAAGCAAACTCGGAAGACATTGGAGATGATACCACACGGCGGATTCCTTTCGAGATGATGGAGAGAGCGCAGTTGCAGCAGGGCGGGTGGGTGACGTAGAGGGTGGCACCTTGCGTGGGGAAGTGTGCGTTGTCAAGCACGTTGCGCTCGGCGTGGATGGTGTAGCGCAGCTTGATGTCCCGGTCGTTGAGGCGGGAGGCGGAGTCGAGTACGCCCCCGGGGAACCCGTTGTACCCCAGGGCCACCTGCCGCTTGTCGAGGCCCACGAGGACTGCGCCCACCTTGGTGCTGGGATCCTTGCTCCACGTGGAGATGTGGTGGGCAAGGGCGAGGAAGCGCTCATCCCACATTAGGTTACGCGCCACACCCGCAGGCCACGGACGCCGTTCTCCTCGACGGTGCGCACCGTGAAACTGGAACCCAGCTTCTTGCGGCACCGATTGATGGAGTTGCTAAGGGTGGAGCGCACCTGGGTTGCTACGAAAAAGGAGTCGCCCACCTGCATGAGGTCAAGGGGGTACTTGATGGGGCGGCCCCGGCGCGGGGGGATGGGCAGGTTGTTCTGGATCTCGATCATGTCTCATTCCTTTCTATGCGGAGAGTGTATCCTGCTACCAGCAGGACAGAGTGGAAGTCAAGGAGGTTGGGTGTGCGATCCCCGCGTAGCCACTTGCGGAGGGTTTGACGGTGTATACCGGCGCGCCTGCAGGTGTCAAGCAGGAAGCCGGCGTCGTCGGCAAGGATGGCACCGAGTTGCTGGATGAGGGGGTCAACGTCGGGGAAGACTCCCTTGTAGTTGGCCTTGGCTGCGGCGAGCATGGCTTTCTCTTGGCGCACCCGCAGGGGCACCTGGTGTGTCATGTCACATCCTTTCCTGAGAGGAGATCGCGGGCGAGGGAGGGTGCATCCCAGAAGCCGTCACCCTCCACGATCTTCTGGAGACCGGCGCGGAGGCGGGTGATCTCGTCTGCGCCCTCCTCCATCAGCATTCGCGTGCTGTCGCGAAGTCGGACTTCCAGCTTCGCCTCATCTCGCAGCCGTTCCACGATGTCACTCATGGATTGGTTTCCTCCCGAGTAACGAGCAGCTTGATGGTTGGGCGTTTCTCGCGATTTAGCACCGCATAGCCGGTGATGTGGCCGGTCTTCGCGCGATTGCGGTGCGGAAAGACCACGCTGACGGTTGAGTTGGAGCCGTGATCCTTTATCAGGGAGGTAATCAAGGATCGCAATTGCCCAAGTTTCATGGCTTGGCCTCCAGAGCTGCAATTGCTTTTTTCTCTATGCGAGGCGAAACGAGAGAGCCGCATGCTCGCATGTATTCAGAGAGAAGCTCTCTGAGAGTGCTAACACGGTCTCGCAGATCGTTCGCTTCTGCATGCGCTCCTATAGCGTCGATGTTGGCGAGGTGTAGCTGTTCTCGAAGGCGGGTGATCTCATCTCGGAGGGCGTCGCCTCCTGCCAGAGCGTCGCTCCGCGCCTGCTTGAGGTGATCGTTCTCGGCGCGCAACTTCACGATCTCAGCGGCGGCATCGTGCTTATCGCTGCTGCTGCTCCACATGGAGAATGGTTCTAGGAGTTCCATCGTCTTGCCGTTATCAAGTAAGACCTTCGTCCCAGCATGGAAGACAATCTCCTCGGGTGAACACAGGCGGGCTACAAGATCGTCGCTCATGGCTTGGCCTCCTTCAGCGCGCGACCGCAGTAGGCGCAGGGGTCGGTGATGCGGATCGAGATCATGCGACCGGCTTACGCCGCGCGGCGTGCTCGCAAGAGTAGACGCTCTCCGACCGCCGCAGCGGCAGCCATCGCGGCACGGTCGTGAATGACTTGTCGCGGAACAGGACGCGGTTGGTTGGCTGGATGGTCAGGCGACCGCCATCGGTTCGCAAGAACATGAACTCCTTTGCCTGAGCCGGCGCGTGTGTGTAGGCGTCACCGACCGGGATGGCCGTGAACAGGTATTCCGCGCCCAGCTCGGCGTCTGCCGCGCGCACAATCGCGCCGAGGCCGTCGAGGTAGTCATAGGTGTGCAGGGAGAACTGCGAACCGTAGCAGTCCCATTCCTGCGCGTCCTTGATCGTCCACGGATCGGGGTCGCTGCAGAACGCCAGCGCGTGGGGCGGAAGGTCTCGGTAGACCGCGCCGGACTCTAGCAGCACCGTGCAGCCCCATGCTCGACCAGGATGGCTGTGCAGACCAAACCAGACCGCAGGGAACCATTCGTCGGCGCCGAAGCCGATGAAGGCACCGCAAACCGAAACGTAATGATGGCGCGGCAGGCTGCCGCTGGCGGTAAAGAGCGTCATGGCAGCGCCATCGTGATCGTGATGGCCCACAAGGCGACGTAGCTCGTCACCGCTACCCACGCGGCGATGGTGTGAAGGCTCATGGCTTGTCCTCCTCGCGCATGGC